GCCAGCACCTAATCTTATTCGTCCGCAGAGGGATAAGGGGCTGCTGGTGTTATTTATACATAGTACGCCTCTATGTTGTGTGTCCCAATCTACGTTCCTTTATTTTAGGCCATAAAGGACCAGGACGCTCGTAAATGGCCGACTTAGGTCGAACATTCCCGCTATAACGAGCATAGTAATCAATCCATGCCGGCGGCATAATATCTAAGAACATATTGCCTTTAAGGGGGCCAATCTCCACCATATTGTCAAAATATTCCTCGAATTTCCGCTGCTGATCAATTGTAATCTTATATAATTCTTCAACTAGGACACGTGTCCTGATTCCAGGTTCAATAAACAAGAACCGACCTTGCTTGTTAGCCAAGTTTAGGATTTCCATCTCATACTGATTGAAATAATCATCGTGTTTTTCCAAGAAACGCTTAACCTCGTGAGATTTTGTCAATCTCAGGACATTATACGCCAATCTTGATAACACAGGACATGATGGATATTGATAAGCCAAAGACAATGCTTTACACCTAAGTAGAGTCATATGAACGGATTTCTTGCTACGAATATATTTGGCAGTTGTCCAGCCAAAAGTAGCCAAGACCTCACGTGGGTCTGACACATTTGTCAAATCTTGCTCATCAAAGACCATGCCACAAAAACTAGCACGGCAAACATCAGTGAACTCTTCAAGTTTAACACGGCAACCAAAACGGACGAAATCATCGCTGTTGATATCAACCATAGTTTTAAATATGGAATCATCACCTTCAACGAATATCTCGACCGCAGCATCCGGATTTTTAGTCCAGATGATATACAGGATAATCATCAGATTAGTAAAACCGTTACCCAAACTCGTATTCATTTCCCCACTCATCCGCTTAGCGCAGATCTCCAAGAGAAACGTTTTGAATTGTAACTGATTAACTCCAACGAATGCCTCGCACCATTTCATGAATTGTTGACCCATAGGAAGATGTTGAGTCATGTATTCATATAAAATGAATTCACAATCTTTTTGCAATTTTTCTACAAAATGTGCTTCAAAAGACGAGAAGTCAGTTGCGTAGACTTTACCCTGAATGCGCCGCATTGCAGATAGGATGGTTTGTGGACGTTTGTCTATAGAAACCTTCTTAATAAAATAAGGTTGCGAAAATAATTGATCACTGATCAATTGAAAAATTGGACCTACCATGGTTTTGAACTCATCAGTGCGGGAATTGATTGTTCTTGCATGTTTATAGTCTGGGTAAAATTCATCCTTAATAAAGGATTTAACCTTAACATAGTCAGGGTTATTAACATCCAAAATGCGGTTGAATTTCATCAACAATTCTTCTTTTCTTTTTACACTATAGTTAGTTTTTGACAACCAACTTTCGACAGAAACATCTGAATCAGGTGCCAAGGGTTTTAAGTGCTTTTTAATCCACCTCTTGACAAATCGAGCAAAGGGGCGCTTGCGCTGCTCATACCCCGGAATTCTTGGACACACTCTATACAAACCACCTTCGATGGCTGTAGATGTATCGTTCAAATCTGGGTGAGGACAACTAACGCCCTCTATATGCATGCCCAAAGATCCAGCCACCGGTCTTCTTATGGACCTATCATTTTCATGAACAGCCAAGACTCGTGCAGTAGGATCAAGGACAACTACCCCTTTGTTTTTGCCATCAATTTTAGGCCAGATGGCTGGCAGTGCTACCTCATCACTCCGGTAGCCCCAGAGTACTCTAAGCTGCGGGCTTAGGCACCCCGGACGTTGTGAAAAAGCTGGTTAGAATGAGCATTTTTAACCAGATCACGTCTATAGCAATAATAATGCCAAACCGCGTCCAATGTCACATTCACGACATCATTTCCACAAATGTGCTGGAATTTATCTATATTAACACCATGGAAGTTTTGAGCAGACCGATTCAACCTAAACTTAACAGAATCAAGATCATCTAACAAATTTATGATTGATGGATTAGTCAGCTGCATGAACAACTCAGCTGACATAATTCTATTGTTAACAACATCATCATATTTGAATTCAACGCCTTCCATTTTCTCATATCGAAAAGACACCCTCATATAACGCGGATTTTTGTGAGTCATCTTTGAATAAGCCATAACATCTGGTCTCATATCAAATTCTGAAATTGCGCGTACCTGGGTTCCAAGAGTCATTTTCCGTTTTATCTTTTTATACTTAAGAATACTGGGCAAAACACCATCATTCACATGGCGTTTGTGATCGCCAGATTTCATAAATTCTGAAAAGTTAATTAGAACGGACTCATCTAGAAAACTTACCAAGAATTGAAATGCACCAAAAAATAAAACACGGATAGAAAATAAAATAATTCCAATCAGTGGTGAACTCGGTCTACTTGTGTTGGTCCCAATTGGAGCTGATAAACCAACATAATCAGTACATTGAAAAATTCCTTTTTCGAATGCATCTACAAACCAAGAATCCCCATTTTTTGTATCCCTCCAATTCAAAACAGATCGCAATTTCATTTGACCGATCATATTCTTAAAATTGGAAAAATATCCAAAAAGATCATAGGCTTTGTTTAATGAATACATAAACGCAGCCACCCACTGAAATACTATAATTAACGAAAAACCATTCGCAGGGAGAAAGTATAATAACCCATAAATAGGAATAAATGCAAGCACCGTAAGCACAATCCTAATTTGTTGCCAATAAATGGCCATTGAGAAGACCTCTATAAACCGAGGCAGGTTCAAATTATAACCTTGCACCACTTCTCCAGATGGAGCCGAGAAAGATAAATTCTGGGAAGCCACATGTTCCAAATTAACATCATAAATTCTGTCCATGGTCTCCTCATCCTTCTTGGCCTTAGCCTCGCTCTCAAGCTTGGCCTTAAGAATCTCAATCTGAGCGTCTCTTTCACCCAATAATTTCTGAGATTCATTAGAAAGCTGTTGCTCAACCAAATCCTTGGGAGCAGCCTTTCTATTGTTGCAATGAGCAGCCATATGCCCACGCTCTTTACATATGCGGCATCGCACATCCTTACGGGATGATTCATGCCCCTGCCGCTTTGCCAAATTAAATTGGCGTTTCGCTTCGGATCTCATAGAGTCCGATATTAAATTAGGTTGATCTAATATTGTGGGGGGAGCCAAAGACTCAACCAATGCCACAGGATCAACATTTAAACTGGTTTCTTCTGACCCAGTTAACATAACCTTCGAAATCTGTTTCACACCATCTGACTGACGATTAGAACCACCGTATGTGTGTTCAGCGTCAAACCCAGTTTGTAGGTGCTCCGCAAATCCCGATACAGGATTTTGGATGGTACCACAGACATTTAATTCTGTGGAGAAAAGGAACGGTGAAG